GAAGCCGCCGTGTTTGCCGTAGTCGAAGCTTGGTACTTCGTAGTAGCGCCCGTAATGCCCACAGAGAAGTTACGCGCCGCGCCTTCGACCGTTTCAACTTCCCAATGACAACCCAGCACGAGCGTACCAGCCGGAATGTCGGCAAGCTCAATAGTGTCGTTCTGGGCAAGATTCCGCTTGGTAGCGTCGAAATAGCCTTCGATAACAGTAAACGCCGGAAAACCAGTAGCGCTGTTGCCGCCAGTATTAGTCGGTTGACCAGTAGCAGTTGTGGTATAAGCAGCCATCTATATATCCTCTTAGTTGTGGCGGGAGATCACTCCCCCGCCGTACTCATTACTGGTAGATGTAACCAACAACCAGCGACTTCGGATCAATGACCTTGTAGCCATACACGTGCAGGCCGCGCATGATGCTACCGAAGGTCGATTCCGCACGCAGGCTCTCAGTCTTGGTGAGCTGAGAGGCGAAGGTCAGCGCATTCTTAACGCCCGCGTAGACGTAGAAACACTTGTTCGTGTCGGTAACCCAAGGCAGGTTGTTGGACTGGTAAACCGTGAACCGGTCGATCATACCAACGCGACCGTTACGCAGCGGCGAAGTACCGTCGTTGGTCAGAGACGCATCCTTGATATCCGACAGCTTGAGCAACGTAGTCGCCCAGTACGGCAGAACGAGGAAACGGCCCGTCTCGGGACGGTTTTGCTCGTCAAGCGCCTGACCCATACGCATAATAAAGGTAAGGATGGTATCCTTACTGACCTGTTCAGGGGTACCAGTAACACCTAGATCAAGCGAACCAGAAATCGCGCCAGCAGTAAGCCCCTTGTTCGCAGAATCAGCGTCGGCATAGATAGTGCTAAGCACATCTGTGTCAATAGCAATCTTCATCTGCTCAGCCGCATCCTGCGACCACATATTCATCAGCCCGATATCAGCCTGAACTTCCTGAACATCATCGACAATCGCTGACCAGTACTTACCCTTGTTGATGTCAAGCTCAACAACGGTACTAGTCGGACGCTGATTAATCAGGTTGTCGCCAGACTTATAGTCGTTAATGTTCAGCGTCGGAACAGTGCGGATCTTAACTTTATCACCCTGGCTACGAATCTCGCCTTCGTAGTTGGTATTAGAGATCGCGGTAAGAACCGTCGAAGAATAGAACTTCTCGATCAGCTTCTTAGACCAGATCTCGGGAATAAAAGTACCACTATAGCTAGTGGAACCAGCAGCAATAGGATATGCCATGTTAAACTCCTAAAAAGTTAAGCGGCTATGCGATTTTCTCGCTGCGCCTTGAAGATATCGGCTTCAAGCTTATCGAATTCAGCTTGGCTGATCTTACCAGCCATTTTGTCATCGTAAAGCTTCGCAATTTCCGGGCGCGTCCACATCCGCTTCCCACTGGCATTATCGACGCGACTAGCAGGCGCCTGCGATCTGCCGGGAGCTACATGCTTGGCAGGGCTTGGCGCCGCAGCGGGCTGCTCAGGCGGTGGCTGTTCCTTTTTATACGCGTTAAAGAACTCTGCAGCCTTCTCAGCATCTAGCGCTTGTGCAGCTTTGCGGAGAAGATCTAGCTTAGTCTCTGTCGTAAATGGAGCAGTCTGGTTTAGCCAAGCAAGAAAGGCCGGGTCATTATTGAGCTGGCGCCAATCCGGAACTACGGTGTTCATCGTAGCTTCGAACTGATGCTGCGCGCTTCGTACAGAAGTCTGCGCGACTTCGCCAATCGAACCCTTAAGCGAACTGATCTGTTCAAGAAACGGCGCTAATCTGCCTTCAACAATCTCAGCAGCCTTGCGACCAATAAGATCAATCAGATCTGTACCGTATTCCTGAATGTCAGCCTGCGTTACCCCGGATGGCCGCGCCTGTTCCGGAGCCGGGGCCTGCTGCTGCGCAGTAGAAAGCTGCGCCAACAGAACCCGAAGAGATTCAATCTCGGAGTCCTTCTTATCAATCATGCCCTGCAGAACCCGCCAACGCTGGTCTGCAGTCTCGGCCTGCTTCTTAAGCTCAGCTAGCTGAGCGTCTATCTGTGGATTTGCGCCTTGGTCATCACTAACACCCTGCTCCGGAGGCGTCGCGGTAGCGGGCTGTTCTGGTGCGATAGCTTCAGCAGCGCTTGCCGCAGGCTGATCTTCAGCCCCTGCGGGCTGATTCAACTCTGCGATCATGCGGTCAGCTTCTTCGCCCAACTTACTAGGATCAAACGGCATTCGGCTATTCCTCTAGGATGCCTACGGGAGTTTAGCGGCCTTCTCTACTAGATCCATGATCTGCGAAAGCTCCCGCATTTGCCCCTGAATCCATCGAAGATGCACTTCGTCTTGGACATCGGCAATACGGTGGCAGTATTCCATGTACCTAGCAGATAACCAATCAATAACAGCAGGCTCGTTGCGCTTTACACGAGCTAGAGCCTCCGTTGTCTTTTTGTCTAATGTCATGTGCAGAAGTTAGGCCGTAGCGGTACCTTTGTCAAGGCTAACCAACCGCACGCATCGCGTTCGGGCTGAAATTATCCGTCACAGCCGCGCCATTCTGCAATTGCTCGCCTGTACCCCCCGGCGCTGGCGCTGCAGGCTGCGCGGGAGCAGTCAACATACCGCGCGGCGGCACCACACGGTTGACATCCATTTCAAGCCCCTTAGCAACTTCACGTAGAATTTCTGCGCGGCCTTCAGGGCCAACAATCTGCGAGTCGATGGGGTTTGCAGTGGCTGTCAAGAACTCGTTACGGCGAAGCTGCAATGTCTCAAGCTGCATAAGCGAAACGGCGCCGCGCGCCATAACTTGCGCGTCAGCCTTCGAAATCTCAGGTCCACCAAACATCATGTTGTATGTATATAGTTGTTCCAACGCGGGAGTAATTACATTAAGATCAATCGTGGAAACAACACCTTTAAGCCCTTTATTAGCGGCGTTAAACAACATTGATAAACCAGATGCAGTCCTACCAGCACCGCCCACACGATCATTACCGGACATATATCTTGGAATAAGGCTCCAATCGTCCGCAAACTGGTAGAATTTTTCAATAACTGTAAGTAACGCACTGGCGTTCATATCCGGCTGGAAAAAGTCTAGCGCCTTATCGCCACTACCAAACCCGCTATCCTGAACTTGCCAAATCTTCCACGGTCGCAGCGTCTCAATCGTTTCGCCCGGCGGCAGCCGATCCACGTTCGCCATGACTTGCGGACCAGAAGCGATGCTCATGTTGTTCACGAGCGCGCGTACCGCCGCGTTGACGACACCCTGCACATCTTCCAGGTTATCACCAAGACCGGCGCCCCAGTACGCGCCAGGAAGCTCTTCCCAGCTTGCCTTATGGTACGGGCGGCGCTTCAGCGGGTCGTAGTTAAGCTCAGCCTTAATAACCCAGCGGCCTACGAGCCACACGCAGGCTTCGTAGCTAGCATCCGGATCGGCGACTTCTTCGGGGGTCAAACCCCAATCGATAAGATCTCTGCCATCGACCGGACCATGAAATTCCAGTACATCAAACGTATGTACTGGACTGTCGATGATCGACGTTTCTCTAACTTCTATGTCATCCTCGTCAATACCGAGCCAGTGATTTAGCCCACCTCTACCGTACTCATCTAGCGCTGCGCGGATCGCGTTTTCATCAAAACCTTCTACGCCAATTAGCCCATGCAAATCACCTCGGGTAAACTTTTGTCGCTCAAGAATATATCCTTCTTGCGGATTAGTAGATCCCGGAGATGGAAAAACGTTATACGGACTAACACGCTCAAACTCAGGCTCAATAACCTCTGTAACCAGCGGCTTCCATATACCCTTAACTTGCTGCCACTTAAGTTCTGCTTTCTTACGAATAATCGGCCCTTTAAGATGCGCCGCTGGATACGTAGTAAGGTCGATCAAGAACTCACTAAGCGCGCGGTCAAAGCCTCCCTCTACAAGCTGGTCGTAAAGCTGGCGCTCCATGCGCTCAACAGCCTTGCGCGCTTCGTCCCGCATGCGCTCATCGATGGCATCCTCAAGCTCAGTCAGC